CCTGTGAACGACAGGCTCACCGCGTTGTCGTCGTTCCCCGTGAACACCGTCTGCGACGCGGTAGCCGTGTACTCATACGTGACAATGCTCGCCACGCTTGCGGCAGACGCCTTAATCCACGTACCACCGTCATACACGTACATGCCGATCTGCTCAGCAGTACCCGTGTTCAAGTAGAACAACGCACCCTGCACCAGCGGGTCACCGTCGTTATCCACCGTCGGGAACGACGCCTTCGATCCGAGGTAACGGTCATCGAACGAATCCAGCGAGGACGCGGCGGCAGCCGCGCTAGACGCGGCAGACACCGCCGAGGCAGCCGAATTGGTTTCCGAAGTGGCGGCATTGGAAGCCGAGGTCGAAGCCGCGCTCTCCGACGCAGCAGCAGCAGTCTCCGATGCAGCACTATTTGCTGCACTTGTTGCAGCAGCCGACGCCGAACCAGCAGCATTAGACTCACTCGTCGCCGCATTCGACTCCGACGTAGCCGCAGCCGACTCACTCGCCGCCGCAGCAGTAGCACTAGCGGCAGCGTTCGTCTCCGACGTACCCGCATTAGTCTCGCTCGCAGCAGCAGCACTCTCACTAGCAGCAGCCGCAGTCGCAGACGCGGCAGCATTAGTCGCCTGCGTCGTAGCCGCCACAACCTGACTCGTCACGCCAGTCTCAACAAAGTTCTTCGTCGCGGCATCCTGCGCAGACGACGGCTCAGCCAACCCCGTCACCTTGAAACCACCAGCAGCCAGATCACTACCCAGCGTCTTATTACTCAACGTCTGGCTATCAGTCGTCGTCACCGCCTGCACGCCACCCTGCTGCAACACAGTCGGATTCACCGTGCCACCAGTAATCGTCGCCGTGCTAGACACAGCACCCGACACCGTGGCATCGTTGATCGACGGATCAGTCAGAGTCTTATTCGTCAGCGTTTGCGTGTCCGTCTCACCGACCACAGCAGAACCAGCACCCAGGCCATGAACAGCCTCAGAAGCATCCTCATGCTGACGAGACTCACTGAAATCACGAGCAGACACACCATGCTCAACAGAAGCACCCGCAGTATGCGACACACCAGTCGTGCCATCCACACCACGAGTCACCGTCAACGTCGTACCGCTACGGTTCGTAACCTCAACAATCTCCTCATTAACCGTATCCTGGTCAATGATAAGAGTGTAAGGCGTAGCCGAAGGCCAACCAGTCGCAGCAGCCACAACAACAGAAGTAGTGCTAGCAGTAATGTCACTCGTCAACGTCGTGCGACGAGCAACAGATGAATAGTAGCGAGATACAGCCATACGCTTTCCTATCGGGTGTAGTGGCTACGGGTCGGGTAAATACGCTGCAAACCATTTACCTCTTCTTGCAAACGAACTTGGTACAACTGCAGCATGTAACGACCAAGTTGGCTAGACCCACCAACCGGACGCGCATTAGCAGAAAAGTCAGCCTCACTAGACATGCCAGACAAGTGGGCAGCATCAAAGAACGGCACCATCCGGTACGCCGCACCCAAACGGATCAGATCCTCACACGAAATCGGCAACCCAGTCGTCGTCACGAAATCATCATCGTCATTCGTCAAACCCGTAGGCTCCGACGTATACACAACCTTAATCGTCCTACCAGGAGTGATACCGTCATACACGCTCAATGAAGCACCGGAAGTAAACGCTGTCGTGTTAGCGTGACGATCCAAACGCCACCGCCGCAACGGAAGCCACTCCTTGCTAGGACCAGTCGTCTGCCACGACACACTCAAAATATCCAACGTGCCAGCAGGCATCTCATACGTGTTCTTCGCCGCATTATACGTGAACGTCGTCTCCGCCACAGCGAACAACTCAGGATACACCGAACGGATCGCCTCATTAATCGCACGCTTCACAAGGAAACGAGGGAACATTGGGGCGGACACAACGCGCTCACCAGAAGCATGAGCGGAAGCGGTAGTGCCACGGAAACCACGACCATACGGGGGGATAACCATGTTCAACGAAACATCATCGACAGTGTCAACCATCAACAACTCGTCACCGATCTCCACCAAACCACGAGACATGGCGGAAGTGTCAGCGATCTTCAACGTCAAATCAGAATCCGTAGCGGACTGAGTGAGATACGTGGACTGGTCCTGCACTGTCGTAAACCCATGCAGATACAGCATGGTGGAGTCAGTGAGTTCACTGAACGTGGACATTAAACCTCCGCCGTAGTTTTGTTCACATAATTAGCGGACTGCTTATTCACGATCATGTCCGCAGGCGGGTCAACCGAAGCGTTATACGGACGGCCTAGAAGTTCCGTCGCAGCCTTAGCGTCCCGCACCTTCTCCACCGTCGTACCACCCGGCGTGATCCCATGCCTACGGGCCTCACGGAAAGCAGCCAAATCAGTTTTCGTCTTCTCGTACATGCCCTGCAAGGGGCTGTTTGTTGTCGCCGTGATCTTAGGGTTCGCTGCCCTCAAGCATTCAGCGTAAGACTCATGGTCCTTAGTTTTGCAGCCAGTGCGACAGTTCATTCCACGCTCACATATTCGCTGTAACCTGCTGCCACGACAGCGGTATATTCGTCATCAGTAAGTTCATGCCTACGGCCACCACCGAAGTAGTAGTCCGCGTCTTCTATCTCGTCCTGGGATGGAAACTGTGTGATAGTGCCAGACGCTCCCGTGATCAGCAGGGACTGCCCGACAGGGATGGTGTAACGCCTCAACAGAACATGATCAGTGTAGATGGTGTCAATGGTTGGTAAAGTCAGGATGTAAGCCACCATTATCCTTTCACATGTTCACGAGGGGTTGGGCGGGGGCCACCGCTATATGTGGCCCCCACCCGAAGGTCAACTCTTAGGAGATTGACGAGGACGACTCAATGCGGTAGAGTGCCTCTTGGCGGTAAATGCTCCAGCCTTGGAGCGAGTACCAGCCGACAGGGCGGAAACGCATCAACTTGTCCACAACCGGACCAATCACAACACCCGGCTCAACAGCGGTCGCCTCAGCGAGCGCCTGCTGGCCAGCGATGTAAGTGCGGTACACGGTTTCGCTGGAAGCACCGTCATCAGCAGAAAGCGCACGAGGCGTTTCCACGACGTAAGCGCCACCGTACACGCCAGTGACAGCGTTCAGAACGTTGCCAACATTCGGCTCAGTGTACTTGCGGATATCCTCAAACGCGAGGGAACCAGTCTCCGCACGAAGATCGTGCGCGACCAGCGGGTGCATGTACGCTGCGTACAGCATACCCTCACGCGGGACAGCCTTACCAGCACGCAACTTGGAGACAGCCTTGCGGATGTCTGCGCCAGCGATAACATCCTCAGCCGCAACCTCAACGGTAGCGGTCGGAGTGGACGCACCACCAGTGGCGTACAGCACGTTCGTTCCACCATCAAGGACGTTGTTCACGACCTCATCGATGGAATCCATCATGTTGTATGCAACGATGTTCGCGACAGCCGGGTCAACGTCCGAAAACGCGAACTCGCCCAACTTGCGGGTGTTCAGGACCGTGTTGCCGTACTCGTTCAGGGTAACCGAAACCGTCGAAACGTTGCTGATCGCAACAGCGTCGGGGTCAGTGGTTTCCGTCAGAGTGCTAGTCGCAGTCGCCAGGTCGCTGTACAGGGAGAACACCACGGACGAACCGGGCATAGCCTGCTGAACAGGGCGCTTGTCCGCGAGAGAGCGGAACTGCGGCTGCGAACGCAGAGCGAACTCAACGTAACGGTCGTATGCGGCCTTGACCAAGCCAGAAACCGCACTAGTACCAGTGTAAGCATCAGCCATTACAGATTCACCTCCTCAGATGAATAGTTATTGTTACTTGGGTTGTGAGGCTATACAGCCTGCGGCCCCGACGCACTACCGAAAAGCAGTTGGTTCAGTGCCTCTTGGTTCTCAGCGCCAGCGATAAGGCTGGCCAACTGGTCGGGGTCATTAGTGAAGGGTTGACCGCTTGACTGTGTTTCAGCGATGCGGCTCAACGCCTGCAACTCAGGGTTCTGAGTTGTTTTAGGCTGCGAATCAGCCTCACCGGACGATTCCTTTTCAAGCCCCAGAACATCGCCGTAGGTTTGAATCCATTCGTCCACCTCCTCAGCGGAGGTCACATCCTTAGGGATCAAAGCGGAAACCTTATCCGACAGTCCATAAGATGCGATAACGTCCTTCACGGAGCGTTCCCGAAGCGACGACTGCATGCTGTCCAACTGCTCCGCCAGTTCCTTCTTCTCGGCCTGCAACTTCTTGTAAGCCTTACGAAGTTCCTTCATAGCGTTGCTGTCGTTGGTATCGATATCGTCTTCGTCCCACTCGTAATCGGACATAGTAACTCCCTTACTATTCATATAGGTGAATCGTTACCCACATCATCAACCGGGGAAGAAGATGATGGCTGTAACTACCGGACTCTTGCACCACCAGGGCCGGTCGGTCTGGTTGGGAGTGGACGCGCCTGGAATCGAACCAGGGTAGGAAAGCGCAACGCCGTCCGGCGTAGCGACTTACATCCTCTGACCAATTCGCGCCCGTATTAAGTTATATAGAACGAGGTCGCTTTAAAGCGGCAGAACCAATAGCGGAACGGCCACCGAACCTTGCACGTTCACGGGACTGCAAACCGCGAACCTTATCGCGAGCGCCCTGATTAAGGTCAAGTTGCGACATCGCCACTTCCTCGTCCGTCAAGGTTTGACGCTCAAGGGCAGCAAGC